AGGTGAGAACGCTGTTGGTGTTTTAAAAGAAAAGTCCAAAATCAAACCAGACATACCAGTGTCTCCTTTTACTATATATGATTCAAGAGGAGATTTAGCAATTGATCCTTTTTTTGAAATGTTTGTTGATGCAAAAAAACTTGGCGTTAATGAAAATTTTAAAATTAAATTAGCTCGCAATCAATTAGATGATAAAATAAATAATATTATTGACTATGAGAAAAAGACAGCATCGATGGATCTTGGTTTTTTTCAAAAGGTTAAAAAAGAATTAAAAGGTGAAACAACCAGAAGAGATAATAAAAATATTGTCGATAATGTAATGAAGTCAGAAGCAAATAACTATTACGAGACACAAAAATTAACTACAGAATTTGTTGAAAAAATTAGAAGTAATCCTAAATTTTATGAAAACTTTGATGAAGACACTCTTACTAATCTAAAAGCAAGACTTAACGCTGCCGAAGAAGGTAGTGATGAATTTAAGAAAGCAAAGTTTGATTTAAACATTGCAGTAACTGAAGCTATAGAAAATAGTGGTATTAATTTAAATAAGATGGCGACAGAACTTGTAGAAAATTCTATTAAGGACACTCGACAAATACCAGCTTTTTCTCCTCAAATGTCTAAAAATCCAGCAGCTCATAAAAAACAAGCTATTTTAGATTTGGTTGAATCAATAACAAAACCAACAACAGTTAAAGTCCCGGGTTTAGTACAAAAAACTAATAATGGTAGACCAGTAATAAATAGACAAGGTCCCGTTATGGAGAACATAGATTTTGATGGCAGTATTAATTCTATCGATAATTTAAATATACTAAAAGCACGGCTTGGTAAGAATGCGTATGGTGAAGAAATAGCTTTTTTAGAAGATAAGGTAAAACAAAATGAAAAAACATTTAATGACTTATTAAAAAAGGATACTGTTGAGTTTGGTCCTGCTAAATTTTTAAAACTGTCGCAAGAGTTAAGAAAAAAACTTACGGATAAAAAACTACAAGATGTTTTTCTAAGAGCGATGAAGCATGAAGCGGATGAAATGATGATAAACGGAAACAGACCTGTATTTAAAGAGGATCTTTTTAAAAACGCTCCTTTTCCTAATTTAAAGAAAGCAGGTCAGTTCTTAGCTAGAAGTAATATAGAACAAGCCATCGAAGATGGTAAACAATTTATTGCTTTCCCATCAAGAAGAGACTATGCAATAGTAAGACAAAGGAGTGGACCAGGAGAGTTTGAAGCAGTCTTCGGAAAAAATTTAGATAATGTTTTAAAAGAATATGCTAAAAAAGGTGCTATACTTAAAAATCAAACTATATCGGCAGCAGACAAAGCAACTATTTCAACAACTATAGCAAGAGATCCTATGAGAGTTTTGGATTTAAGACCCTTGTTAGGGAAGAAGAAAGAAGCTATACCTAGAATGGCTATGGGTGGCTTATTTGAAAAATTTAGAAAGGCTGGATAATGGCAATAGAACCTAGACAAATAGCAGGAATGGTAGAAGGCTCAATGGGAGCAGGGGGTCAAATGATGCCCGAAGAAGATAGTCTTCAGATTGAATTACCAGAAACAGCAGAACAATTACCCGAGGGTATCGAACTAGCAGATGAAGAGGCAGTAGAAGTTGAAACCGAAGAATATAGACATGATGCCAATCTCGCAGAGGTTCTTGACGATGACATTCTTGGAGAACTATCATCTGATATACAAGCTAAGTTTCGTGAAGACTTAGAATCTAGAGAAGATTGGGAAGAAGCCATATCTAAAGGATTAGGGTTACTTGGTATAAATTACGAAGATCGAAGTGAACCCTTCTTAGGGGCAAGTGGTGTAACTCATCCATTACTAAGTGAAGCCGTAACACAGTTTCAAGCACAGTCATACAAAGAGATGTTACCAAGTGGAGGACCTGTAAAGACTCAAGTTCTTGGAGCACCAACACAAGAAACTGAAGCACAAGCTCAGCGTGTAGAAGATTTCATGAACTATCAGATTACTGAAATCATGGAAGAGTATGACCCAGACACTGATCAAATGCTATTTTATTTGCCGTTGACGGGTTCTACATTTAAAAAGATTTACTTTGATGAAACCAAACAGAGAGCCGTTTCCAAGTTTGTTCCAGCAGAAGATATGGTTGTTCCGTATTCAGCTTCTGATTTAAGAACAGCAGAAAGGGTTACACATGTAGTTAGAATGTCATATAATGATATTCGCAAACTACAAATAGCAGGAGTATACAGAGATGTTGAACTATCTGAAACAAACGATGGCGAAGATGAAGGAGCTATCAAAGAACGTTCTGATGAGTTGTTGGGATTACGTCCAAACTATTCTGATGACTCTTATACCTTGTTGGAATGCCACATGGACTTGGATTTGGAAGGTTTTGAAGACAAGGATATGGCGGGGAATCCTTCGGGTCTTATGTTGCCTTATATTGTCACCCTTGATCAAAGTTCTGGAAAAGTGTTATCGATTTCTAGAAACTTTAGAGAACAAGACCCATTAAAAAGAAAGAGACAATATTTTGCTCATTTCAAGTTTTTACCAGGTTTTGGCTTCTATGGTCTCGGTTTACTACACACAATCGGTGGTTTGTCTCGTGCAGCCACATCAATTTTAAGGCAGTTAATTGATGCAGGTACGCTCTCTAATCTTCCGGCTGGTTTTAAATCTCGTGGTGTTCGCATTCGTAATGATGATGAGCCTCTTAATCCTGGGGAGTTTAGGGACATCGATGTCCCAGGCGGAGATCTCAAGAACTCAATCATCCCATTGCCATATAAAGAGCCATCAGCCACACTAGCACAACTTTTAGGTGTTGTTGTTGACTCTGGTAGACGTTTTGCACAAGTTGCAGATGCAAAAACTGCTGATGTTAACTCGCAAGCTCCCGTTGGAACGACTGTTGCCTTGATAGAACAAGGCTCAAAGATCATTTCAAGCATACATAAGCGTCTACATTACGCTCAAAAGCAAGAATTTCGCATGTTAGCCGAGATTTTTAGTGAAAATCCAGTACCATACCCTTATTTTGTTGGAAATGTGCCTCCAGAGACGATGCAAGCCGACTTTGATGGTCGTGTGGACATACTTCCGGTGTCAGATCCAAACATTTTCTCTATGGCACAACGATTATCACTGGCTCAAACACAATTACAACTGGCTCAAGCAGCTCCACAGATACATAATGTGAATGAAGCGTACAGACGGATGTATGATGCCTTGGATATTAAGAATATTGAGGCTATTTTACCACCGAAGCCTGAACCTAAACCGATTGATCCAGCGACCGAGAACGGAAATGCTATGAAAAACATGCCATTACAAGCATTTCCAGAGCAAGATCATGAAGCTCATGTTAGAGCACATATATCCATGTTATCTAGTCAAACATCACAAGCAAATCCACAAGGATACATTATGTTACAAGCTCATGTGCAAGAACATGTGGGCATGATGGCTAGAGATCAAGTGACTACGTTCTTTCAGAAGACAATTCAAGAGGCTCAAGCTAGAGGCGAGCAAGTTCCTCAAATAGATCCAGCGTCTGTTGAAGCGGCAATCGCTCAACAAGTTGGTGAGATTCTAAATGAGATAATGCCTGCTCTACAACCACCAAAACCAGAAGATCCGTTGGTAGAAATCAGAAAGAAAGAGCTAGAAAATGATACTGCCGAGCTAGAACGTAAGACAATGAACGATCAAATGGATTTTGCAATTGATCAAGCTAAATTACAACAAGCTTATGAGTTAGCTCAACAAAGACAAAAGCTACAAGAGAATATTGCCGATGATAGGAACGATGTGAACATCTATCGTATTAATACTGCGGCATCTTTGAAAGGTAAGTAACCTATGATATAATCTGGATATGGATCCAGTAACTATATCATTAGCCGTTGGCGTGGCATCAAAAGCTTTTAGTGCAATCAAGCAAGGATTTGCCGTGGGTCGTGACATTGAACAAATGTCAGGTGACATTGGACGTTGGATGGGAGCTATATCAGATGTGGATCATGCAGAAAAGCAAGCCAAGAATCCTCCCTTGTTTGGAAAACTTTTTAAAGCAGGTTCTATTGAGGAGGCGGCAATGGCTGCGTACGCTGCAAAAAAGAAACTTGAGGAGCAAAGATACGAACTCAAGATGTTTTTGAATTTAACTCATGGACCACAAGCCTATGATGAATTGTTGCAGATGGAAGGTCAGATTAGAAAACAACGTCAACAAACAATTTATAAACAACAACAGATGAGACGACAGATAGGTGAAGGTATTGCTTGGTTGTTTCTTGCTCTAGTAATGGGTGGATTTTTATTATTATTAGCAAGTTTGTTTTCCAGTAAAGCATATGGTAAAGATTACACATATGTGCCAAAGCCATACACGAAACAACAATTACAGAATCAAGGTAAAATTGAGAAAAAAAAGTATACAACATGTCGTTTAAAAAAAAGAATAAAATCAAAAACGGGACAAATGGCTTGTATTTATATAGGTAATAATAGAACTTATGAGTTAATGATTGAGAGTTGGTGCCCAAAGCAATACAAATGTCGATATAATCCGTGGGGAAAAGAGCCGAATATCGATGATGTCATTGATTCGTTAAACAATGCAACGAAAGGTAAATAAATGGAAAATATGGTATTAGATGCGTGGAATGATTTATCGTACCTAGAAGGTATACTGTTTACATTTTGGCTTTTTATCTTATACTATGGTAAGGTTTGGATAGACAGCAGATTTTCCAAGAAGGATTGCAAATGTTCGCAGCGTTAATTGGACCTATTGCAAATCTAGCGACTAGCTGGATGGACAATAAGGTTGAGAAGACAAAGGCAGAAGGCAAAGCTAAAGTTGCTACTGTTATGGCTAAAGCTAAAGTTGCCGAGAGAGTTGCAGCTGGCGAAGTCGAATGGGAAAAGTCTATGGCTGACGCTACTGATGGATCCTGGAAGGATGAATTTGCCTTAGTTGTCCTACTTTTGCCTGCAATTTTGGTCTTCATTCCGTCATTCACAGAATATGTAAGAACTGGTTTTGAAGTATTAAACACTCTACCAGATTGGTACCAGTATCTTTTATTTATAGCGGTAAGTAGTTCATTTGGTATTAAGGGTGTTGGACAAGCTATGAAACTAATGGGTAAAAAATAATGAAAAGAACAATTAAGAAAGTTATTAAGGGTTTGAAGAAAGCGTCTAAGCTACACGCAAAACAAGCTAAGTCTTTAACTAAAGTAATCAAAAAGAAAAAAGCATAATGGTTAGAGTAAAACAATTCGCAGATGATTTATCTATAAGTAAAAAACAAGCTAAAGACTTAATTAACAAAGGTCGTAACCGAAAAGACGGTGGATCACAAATCTTGGAGAGTGTAAT